TTGGAACGGGATCCCAATTTGCCTACTTAGGTACCGCTGGTGCTCACACAGTCGAAGGCATCACTGAATATGAACTCTGGATGAAGCCTACGAAGGACTTTCCAGATGGCTTTGTCATGCGAGTGCTGGGTGATAAATCTCCCATTCTCCTAGAATCACCTGACGAGGGTCTCCCTGGACCTAATCCCTACAAAGATATCGAGGGTAATCCCCTTTTCCCATTCGTCCATGCCCAGTATGAGCATATGGGAGGGAGATTATATGGCCGATCAGCCCTTTCTCCCTTGATTCAGAAGCAGGATCAGCTCAATCAACTCGACTCCCTCATCCAACTCATCATCCAGAGGATGGCGAATCCTGTTTGGGTGGTCCCGGAGAGCGCGGGGATTGAGCATTTCACAGGTGAACCTGGTCTGATCCTCAAATGGAACCCCTTAGCCTCTGGTGGACAAGGGAAACCCGAGCGCGTGGCGGGGATGGAAGTCCCTTCTACCCTCTACCAGCTCCGAGATCAGATTATCAAGGACATTGAAGACCTATCTGGGGCCTTTGACATCATCAAAGGGCAGAAACCAGCGGGAATTGAGGCATTCAGTGCCCTCCAACTCCTGGTTGAACGCTCACAATCCCGATTTACATCAGTCTTCCAGGCTCGTGGGGAGATGTATCGTCAATGGTTTAGTCTTGCCATTGAAATGGAGCGCTCCTTTGGTCCCCAACAGCGCACGATGGCCATTGTGGGGCCAAATCGAGGCTATACCTTCAAGCAATTCGAGAATGCGCAGCTCCAAGGGCAGATTACCATCCAAGTTGAGGATGGATCGACCATGCCGAAGACGGCATTGGGCAAACGAGCCGCGATTGAGCAGGCAAATCAGCTCAGATTGCTCGATCCTGCTGATCCTGACCAGAAATACGCCCTTTTGACCCAGTTTGGCCTCGCGGACTTGGTCCCCTCCCTCAACTTCCATGTCCAATCAGCCAATGAGATCCAGGATGCCTTCGAGAAATGGGCCAAGATGCCACAAGGACCCAGTCCACTAGTTGTCAAGCCTTGGTTTGACCCTCGTGTGCATTGGGTTGAGCATATCAAGTGGTTGAACACTGATAGGATGCGTGAAATGATGGCTCAAAACCCTGGTTTGGAGCCAATCATCACCGCTCATCTCCAACAGCTCCAAATGATCCTAAATCCCCCTCAACCTTCAGTTGGTCCTGATGGACAACCAGTGGCTCAGCCTGGTGGAGCGCCAAATCAACCTCCTGGCCCAGGAAATCAACCTCCTCCCCAAGGTGGGGCGTTGGCAATGACGAACTCGAATCAAAACAGCGGATCTCCTGTCTCGGGACAGCCGAAAGGCACTGGACAAGCGACGGCACAGAAAATGGGACCAGTATAGTTAATATGTCCTTCGCTGCTTGAGCATGTAGTATTGTTCAAGCATCTTTCATAGCTGACTCGCGTAGGAGGTCAGCAACCCCACGGGGAACTTGACCCCGATATCTTAAAGGTAGGGTTATATGGCAGACGTAAACGTGACCGATGCGGGAAGTGCAGCCCCGACACCCTCTGCACAACCAAGTACGCCCGTGGCCGCGACACCAGCCACGCCGCAGACGCAGCCTGCGACACCAACTCCTGCTCCGACAGAGGATCGCTCGACTTGGGTTCCATCTTATCGAGTTCGTGAGTCGAGAGAAGCAGCCATCCGTGAAGCTCAACAGGGCTTTGCACAGAAGGAAGCTCAGTATCAACAGCGACTCGAACAGATTCAGTCCCAACTCCACGCCCTCGTCGGGATCGCCCCGTCTCAGAACCCTGAAGTTGAAGCCGTTCGCCAACAGTTTGGTCAGCTCTATCCAGGACTGTCCAAAATGGAGGAACGTGCCAATGACATCATGGGCGTCATCGAACGGGCGGGTGATTTGGAATCGCAGAATCAGCACTATTGGCAGAGTTACGGACGGCAAAACATGGATCGACTGTTTACACACGCCTCTGAGTCCCTGGGGTCTCCATTGACTGACGAGGGGAAGCGGGCGTTGCACTCAGCATTCACAGGTTTTGTCTCTTCCTCTCCTGAGCTGACGGCACGATATGCCAATGACCCGACTCTCGTTGATGAATTCTGGCGGGCATTCACGTCCAGCTTCATTGACCCGGCTCGTCGAGCAGCGTCGGCTACGGTAGCGACTCGGACGAATGCGGCCATTCCCCAGGATACACCTGGTGGAGCACCGCGTCTTCCCGGCGTTCCCAAGCCTGCCAACCTCGATGAACGTGTGGCCCAAGGCTGGGCACAGTATGAACAAATGAAAAAGACCTAACCCATCGTTAGGTTAGTAGGATAGTACTATGGCTGGTGCCGACAAACAGTCTCTAGACGCTGTCTTTAAGGACGTTAAAAGTTAGGCGTCCATATCCAGTGATGGGTATTAAAAAATCCGCTCAAATTCGGGGAACGCTGTGAAGCCAATCCCGAGCTAAGCCGCCGATGAAACTGACTGATTTGGAAATAGGATATCTTGCAGGACTCTTCGATGGAGAAGGGTGTGTGGGATACTATAAACGGAGTACTCATGGAACTCCCTATCATTCAGCTTCACTTCACATTTGCCTAACTGACCAAATCGTGACAGACTGGATTATGGATAAGGTAGGTTATGGCAAGGTGTCGCGCTGTCTCAAACCTGTTGGACGTAGAACTGCCTATTCTTGGCAGCTCTGTAACAGACATCAGATTCGAGAAGTTCTTGAAGTCATTCGCCCGTTGCTCTTGGTGAAGGCAACTCAGGTAGATGTGTTGTTAAGTCTTTGGCAAATTGAAGATAAGTTAGACCAAGGCCCCAATCACGTCGATGCAAACCTGATTGCCCTCCGACAGGAAACGGCGAATACGATCAAGCAGCTCAAGACGGAAAGTGTAGAGACTAGACGGGCGGGATCTTCTATTCATTAGAAGACCAAGGGATAGTCCACCCCAGCAGAAAATGAACTGCTGGATCAGGTGCTTTGAAGAGGGTGTTGCCGAGGGTGTTAACAACAAGAACCCCCTGCGCGACATCATCAAGACGGAACGTGTTCCGTTCCGTGGGCGAGAGATCGTGCGTCTCTCGCATACCACTCGTAACGTCTCCCCGATGTTTGTGGGAGAGGATAGCGCCTTTGCCGATGCTGGCAATCAGGGCTATTCCCGTATGTTCGTGGATCAGCGCAAGCTGATGTCACGTCTGCGACTCACCTGGGAAGTCATGCAGGATTCCACCGCCACTGAGGGAGCCTTCATCAGTGCTCGTAAGAGCGAGATGCAGTACCTCATTGACGACATGGCCCGGCGTGATGAGTATGCTCTGGCCTCGGATGGCCGGGGTGTGTTGTGCATCCTGAATGGCACTCCTGGTTCCGCGACTCCTGCGGTCGATTCTCCGGCAGGCATTGCCAATACCAACTTCGGCAACCGCTTTGTCTCGGTTGGTATGTATATTGGTGCGGTTGATCCTGCGACAGGCAACCTGCGCACCTCGATTCGTAAGGTCACTTCCACTCCCGCCGCAGGCACGACCATTGGGATGGATGCCGCGACGACCACGGGTTGGCTTGACAATGACTATGTTGTCCAGGCTGCCTCCAGCGCCACGGCCGACATCCTCGACACCTCGTATGAGCATGCCTGGTGGGGCCTCATGGCGTTGGTGGATGATGGGACCTATCGTGCGAGCTACTATGGTCTGGACCGAACGGCGGTTCCGGCCTATAGTTCGTATGTGACCGCCTCCACGGGTGCCCTTTCGACTGACCTGATTCAGCGCGTCTCGGACGTGGTGGATCAGAAGTTGAATGGCCGGGTCAATATGATCCTCTGCCATCACAGCACTCGTCGTCTCGTGATTCAGCTCACTGATAGCGACCGTCGATATATGGGCGCATCCCTGCTCAAGCCCGAGCCGGGCACGGTCGCCTTCAAGCAGGGCGATGTCCCGTTTGGGGATGTCCCCGTCCGAGCCATTCGTGACTTCCCGTTGGATGTCATGATGTTCCTCGACCTCCAGAATGCTGGCTTCAGGGAATATGTCTCTGAACCTGGCAAGTGGGTTGACGAGGATGGTTCGGTGCTGTGGCGTGTTGGGACTGGGACCTCTGGACGCGATGCGTTCGAGGCTTGGTACCGGATGCGGAAGCAGTACTTTTTAGAATTTCCAGCCTTCTGCGCAAGACTTGATGGAATCACGGGTCAGTCGCTCGTGATACAGAGGGCCGCGGGTTCGTAACCCTCATTAGCGTTCTAGTCTGGTGGAGGGTGAGTCCTAGGCTCATCCTCCATCGTTTCAAAAGGAATGGATCATGGCTCAAATCGTCACCATCGTTAATCGCACCAAGAAACAACTCGAAGCCGTCTGGGATGGTCGTCACTATCAGCTGCCTGTGGGGAAATCCGCGCATCCCTTGTTCGTGGCTGAAGCCGCTAAGCGTCAGAACCCTGTGATGGGAAGTGAAGATGAAGTCACTGGTGAGATGGAATCCCTGATTGGCATCGAAGAGAATGGTGATGACTGTTCTCCCATTGAACAGACACAGAAGATTGAGCGATGGGATCGGAAGAAGATGCCTGGGGGCGAGAAGGATGTGCAGGTAGTGGCTGGGAAATCAGGTCTCTATGCCGCTGAGCGCCATACTGCCCTCCCATTGGATTCGAGTTTCGTGAATCCGAAGTAACATGACCAACTACTACCCGGACATGAATAAGTATAAGCTGGCTGGGCCTCCCATCTGGTGGTTGCGCCTCTTGAATGACTTTGACAACTCCCTGGTCATTGTGCCTTCTCGACAAGGATTCTACTATCGCTTGGCTCAGCGGAGGAAGCTGAACTTACCTGCTCATATTGTGATGGACGCACTCTTCAATGAGAGCGACACCAAGATGTTGGCGAGATACTCATTAGTTCCTGTCACGACCATCTTGGCGACAGCTCATTGGAGCACGAACATGTTCCATGAACTCGCGGCAAGGGCACCGTGGAGGATGGGTGGGGCAGAGAAGGTCATGCAAGCGGTGGATGATCAGGATCTCCACGCGAATCAGGCTGTTCAGAAAGCGATCACAGAGAATCTCACTGACCGTGCCAAAGATGGGTGGAAACTCTACCAATCCAAGACCGGACAGCGCAGATTCATCGACTCGACCAAGCAACATGCTTGGGATCGGCCCAAACCTGGGCCACAGCCGACGGTTGACCGGCGATCATTTCGACAACCCCCTGAGTCCCCAATAAGCAGGACAGGGATGATCGTAGGGGCGTAATAGGATCTCTATCGATCAAGGATATCATCCATGGCTAATGTGAATGCAAACGCCGTTCGTCAGACGACCTACATGTCGACTCGAAACCCTGGAGTCTACTATGCTCTCAAGGCATTGTTCCTCCATCTCGCTGCGAATCGTGGCAACCCGGATCTCACCTATAAGAACATCAGCGCTCTGACGAATGCCTCGGATGGCACGAACTCGAATGACCAGGTGCTGGCGGCTGCAGCCAATACCCTCTATGCGGTCTATCTGAAGAAAGGCACGGGTTCGACTGCCAGCTATGTGAAGCTCACGAATCATGCCACGACTGGTGCGACCAACGGCACGCAGGACTTTGGGTATAAGATGACCACGGCAGCGGAAGAGAATCTCTTCCTGTTCCCGAATGGTCATTCTCTGGCGACTGGACTCGTGATCTCTCAGGACACGTCCGCGACAGGCGCAACGTGCTCCCTCCTCATCGACTGCTGCAACGGATTTGTCATCCTCGCCACGTAAGGTGGGGCTAGATGAGTACCACGAATAGTTACGTTCAACCTAAACGGATCAAAGAACGTCCCATTCAAACACTGACTGGGGCGTCGGATGCCATTGATTTTTCTAAAGGTGATGTCTTTATCCTCAATAGGACGAGTGCAGTCAATTCTTCGACATTGGCTGTTCCGATTTCCTACAAGGATGACTGGCGTCGTCTGATGATTATCAATGGCACTACCCAGCAGAACACCATCACGGTGGCGTCTGGATTGGGCGGATCGGCCCATGCCACCATCACCTTTGCGGCTACAGTAGACTGCAACGTCATCTTGCAAGCCTATAAGGGCTACTGGTATGTGATCGGCGGCTACGGCGCGACGGTTAGTTAACCTTAGGCTGGTTCAGCAGCTCCTTTCATTCTCCCCAGGATGGTCTAGGTTCTGAACGACCTAGGCCCCAGTGGGGAGAGGTTCACATGCCTACACAGTATATCAAGCGCACAGCTACGACCTACCCGGCCACTCCAGGTAGAGCAACTGCTGCGCCGATCTATGTCGATTCGGATGATAACATTCTCAAGATGATCCCGGCTGGTTCAGGGACGACTGAGGTGCAGGTCATTGATGCATCTAGCGTTCAGACCATGACCAATAAGACGCTGACGACTCCTACAATTTCAGGGGTAGTCACGAATCTCAATCCTCAGGTTACTGGAGATGCCTCTAGTGGGGTTGTGGTTGCCAAGACCATGAGCTTTGTGGAGGATGCGACTTCAGTCTCTCATACAGGGACAGTGGTTATTCCTGCTGGGGCTACCCTCCTCGATATACTAGTCAGCAATGCGGCTTACTGGGGGGCAGCTTCCGCATCAATGACCATTGGAGATACGGCATCGGCCAATGGTTATCTCACCGCATCCGACCTAAAAGCCACGGACTTTGTTCCTGGTGAAGTGTTCTCGGTGTCTGGTTCTACTGGGAACTGGGCTGGGAAGAATGGTGCTTATCTCGTTGCGGCCACTGGGCGGCGCGGTCCTGCTTCGACCAACTTTGGCACACAGTACATTTCTGCCTCGACGATTTCTGTGGTGATTACGGTTGGGACACCTGGCTCCACTATTGGTAGGACCTTCGTCACGGTCTTCTATGCAGTGGGACAGGCTGTCACGATTGTCAAGGCGTAACCCTCGATAGCTCTATGGGATGGGGACTTCGGTCCCCTCCCATTCGTTCCTCGGAGAGGAGCCGTATGAAAGTCACCAACGGAGACGTGTTCAATGCTCGTGAGGCCCTTCAATTGCTGATGAAAGAGCGTCTTCCAGTGAAAATCAGCTATCGACTGGCAAAGTTGGCACGAAAGGTCAATGACCAACTCACCATCATCGAGGAAGTCAGGCAAGGTCTCGTCAAGCAATATGGTGAACCAGATGAGAAGGGCGAGAACATTTCCATCAAGCCTGGTTCCAAAAACATGGCTCCATTCCTGACTGACCTCAACGAACTGATGGGACAGGATGTGGAGATTGATAGCGATATCATCAAGCTGCCAGAGGATGGACTCACTATTGAACCGAGTGTCCTACTGGCACTGGATAAGTTCATAGAAGTAGGCTAACATGAGTGATCCCTACCGCCGATTCCGCACATTCCACAAGAATGTCTCTGGGATCTTGCGCATACTTCCTGCAACGGACACCACGACGTTAATAACTGCTGGAGCTACTGAGACGATCTACCTACAAAAGTTACATGTTGAAGTCACGGTACTCCAAGCAGTGACCACATGGACATTCCAGACCAGTGCCACCATTCCTGTCCTATTAGTTCCAGTCCTGGATGCCTCAGCCATTGCCCATTTCGACTTTGACTTTGGTCCCAAGGGGATTCCCCTCTATACCATGGCCTACAGTTTTGACTATGATGGTGAGGGCGGGACTCCTCCATTCATCTTGCTGGAAACCCTGACATTCAGCGGTGGGGGTACTGCTAAATTATTGGTCAAGACTGCTGACAACGCCTCTACCGGCACGCTGACTGTGACGATGCTCTCAGGGAACGTCTCGGTGAATAATGAAACCTTTTCGGGAGGCACCTCTGGGGCGACGGCTGTGGTCAACGGATCCGTGGTGAGAGTGGCTGATCCTAGCCAGCTAGCTGATGGAAAGAATTTCATCTTCAAGCCCTCCAGTACTGGTGCCGCTGGATGGGTCTCATGGGAAGCCTACGCCCAGCGCACTGTGGTTGCAGCGGCATAAAGGATTGAGATATGAGTGAAGCCTACCGACGATTGACCACATTCTACCAGGATGTGTCTGGGTCCTTTAATGTCCTGGCCGCAACGGATGACACCACCTTGGTCACAGGAAAGACTGGCCATACCATCTACCTTCAAAAACTCCATATCGAAGTCACAGCGGGATCAGGTGGAAAGACATGGACCTTCAAGGATAGTGCAGGGACACCTGTCCTACTGGTGCCATCCATTGATGCCGCGAGCATTGCTCATACCGATATCGACTTTGGTCCTGAAGGGATTCCCTTGACTGAAGCTAAGAGTTTTCTCCTTGATGTGAGTGCTGCGGGTGCAGTGGGTTGGATTTCCTGGGAAGCATACATGAAACGGACGGCAGTCGCTGCCGCTTAGCAGAAGGATTCAGACATGACTCTAACAGAAATCTCGACGGGACTGGAAAAGGCTGTCCAGGATGTCTACACGAAGAAGGCCAAGCTGGATGAAGTCAAGAAGCTCATTGCAGGAGCTGAGGAAGAGTATGGAAAGGCCATGACTGCGGTCAAGGATCTCCACACGCAGTATAGCTCCTTCATGAGCAATGTCCTGACCAACTTTGGGCAGATCCATAAGTAACCTGACCTTCCACACTTTGGGGGTTTAGGATATGGCGGATACTCCAACTCATGCCACTCAGGTCTTGATCAGTACAGGTGCAGGAAGAACTCTGATCTTTGCTCCTATTGCTCAAGGATCACCAGGAACGACTCAACTGGTGGCGGCTGATGCCAGTGGCAATAGGATTAAAGTGGTCAATTACGTCATCGTCATGTCCGCGACTGGGACAGCCAAGTTCAGTGATGGATCTGGTGATCTGACAGGTGCTATGCCCCTCAGCATCAATGGTGGGATCGCGGCTCCCAGCCAACCCCATTCTCCTTGGTTTCAGACCGCCGCGAACTCGGCCTTGTCCATTGTGACCACTGGTGGAGCGGCTACTGGTCATATTGCGTACTTTCTTGAGAGTTAAACCATGATACAGGAATCTATGGGTGTGGTTGATCAGATATCGCTAGATGTGGGGAAGAGCTATCAAGATCGTCTGGGTGTGGTAGGCCATATCAAGCTGGAACTCTTTGGACCTGATGGGGTCTTGAAGGAAGTCCAAGAGATTGACAATACTGTGACCACTGCAGGGAAAACTGATGCCTGCGCCCAGATTGCGGCGGTCCCGGCAGCAGCCAAGTGGGGGTGGATAGCAGTAGGAACAGGTACTCCCCAGACGACCCTCCTTGGGGCTGAGATTGCTCGTGTGGCCTTCTCATCTAATACGTCCGCCACGAATGTCTGCACAGTCGTCGCTACCTTTGCTGCAGGCACAGGAACCGGCATCCTCACTGAAGCGGGAACCTTTAATATTGCGACAGCGAATACGGTGGATATGTGGACCAGTGCCACGATTAGCATCACCAAAGGCGCTTCAGATACCTTGACTGCGACCTGGACCCTCACGTACAACTAGAGGACACCATGTATTCATCCATTACTCCCATACGGACAATGAAGGATATCGAGCGGGCAGTTACACATCCAGACATTGACTATGAACTGGCCCGCGCTAAACAGCATCGGTGGAGGTATGATCCGATGACGGGGTTATGCCTGCCCTATGAGCATCGGCACTCTGGGCTGACCGGCACCTATGCTGAGGTGATCTACTCCAACCCGCTGGTGTTCACGGCGAAGAATACGTTTACGGCAGAGTTCCAGATCAACGACCAAGTCGCGGCTACCGGCCCTCCCCCCGTGATCCCAGCGTTCTTCTTCATACCGGGGCAGGCACGCGGCAAGGTGCTCAGGATCGTAGCACGTGGGCTACAGCTCGGGACAGGTTCGACGCCGCCAACGTGGACGATGACCATGCGGTTGAATCCCGTCGTGACACCCGCAAATCCGCCGACTGGCCCAATTATCGGCATTTCAAACGCCCTCACTGGCACGACCACCACGAATACCTTGTGGGAGGCGGAATGCGACGTGCAGCTCACGCTGGAGGGCGCACCAGGCGGCAACTCCACGCTACGTGGCTTGGGGAGCTGGTTCAGTTCAACGGGGTTTGCCTCGCCGTTCGGGTCGATGCTGTGGGGAGGCTCGGTGAACTCGGTTGGTACGGTGGCCACGTTCGACCTCTCGCTGCTGAACACACTGACGGTCGGAATGACGTGTGGCACATCGCTCGCGGCGAACCAGATGCAGTTGCTCCAGTTGCTGGTGCTCGGACTGAACTAGATGCGCTACGCCTTCTGTATTCCCAACGGGCCTCGTATGCTGCGTAAGGCCAAGGGGCGGGTTGTGCGTGCTGCCCGGCGCTATACTCCTCCGCTATCGCGCACGCAGCTCATCAGCGGGATCACGAAGGACTCTAGTGGAAACCCATTGGCTAGCTGCACAGTGATGTTGTACCGCACATCAGATAATCTGATGCGTGAGGTTGTTATATCTGATTCAGCTGGGGCATACACCTTTAGCGCAATCAATGACGGAGCGCAATATTATGCTGTGGCCTATAAAGTGGGCGGTACTGATGTCGCTGGGACGACGGTGAATACTCTGGTAGGGGCATGACCGACATCTTCCTCTATTCTGGTGAAGTCATTCCGAACAACGTTATGTTGTCGGACCCAACTGTTCTGCGTGGAGGTGGGGGAACAGCTTGGAACGTCTATCCAACTGATGCCATGACACTGGCAGATGCGATCATTCAATCATTTGGATCGAAACAGGTTGATACCTTCACGCTCTCAGATGTTCTAACCAAGACTGTTGGAAGTAAGCAGACAGATGCATTCACCTTAGTCGATGCCCTGAGCAAGACTATCGGCTCGAAACAAGTGGATGCATTCACCCTAACTGACTCCATCAGCAAGTCTGCAGGATTGCATCAAACGGATACCTTGACTCTTGTTGATGCGATCACCAAATCCACAGGGCTTCATCAATCTGATGCGTTTACCTTGGTGGATGCCATCACAAAAGTCATGGGCCTCCACAAGTCTGATAATCTTGAACTGGTAGACACGATTTCAAAGACCATGGGTCTCCATATCGGGGACACACTCAATCTGACCGATGCACATATCCAAGCTATGGCTATGATCATTGCTGATACTCTAGGGCTGACAGATCAGGTTTCCACAAGTATCATTGCAGCCTATATTCATCGCATGCTCCTCATGGGAGTCGGCTAAATGCCCACAAAAATCTCACGTATTGAGGAACTCTCCCGTCAGAGATTGATTGAGACCACCCCTAGATTCTGGTCCTCTGCGGAGCTGACAGAGATCATTATCACTGGGATCAGGGATCTGTGGAGGGATATTGTTGACCTGAAGCAGGAACACTATCTCCATGTCAATACGACTGATGTCTTCTATGCGGCCAACTCAGATCGATTGACTGGTGTCCCCGCCGATGTTCATAAAATCTATCTGATTGAGTCCTTGTATCATGATTCCAACGATCCCAACGTGGGACTCATCTTCACCCCTCAAGATTACAATAGTGTCCACTTCCAAATGGCTCGTGGTAGGGCATCCATTGACCCCAAGAATGATGCCATCTATTATGCGATCACTGGTCAAGGCGCTCCAGTTAATGCGCCAATTGTCCTCTGTGCCCCTCCAGTCACTTCCTTAGTGCAGACGAGGTTCTGTTATGTGCCAACTCTTGGGGATTTGACCACAAATGATTTCGTACCTATCCCTGGAGAGGCAGATAATGCCCTGGTTGCGTGGACGGTGGCATTTGCTCATGCG